GAATTTAAAAATATAGACGGGAAACGTTTAATTGTAAAAGGTTATGGCGCAGCGACTGGTGTGAGGGGAAGTAAAGAAATGGGTCAACGGCCTACATTAGCTTTATTAGACGATTTAGTTAGTGATGATGATGCTAGGTCGGTAACAGTGATTGCATCTATTGAAGACACGGTTTATAAAGCTATAAATTATGCTTTGCATCCATCAAAGAGTAAAACTATATGGTCAGGTACTCCTTTTAATGCGAGAGACCCTTTATATAAGGCAGTAGAGTCGGGGGCCTGGTATGTTAATGTATATCCTGTATGTGAAGAATTTCCCTGTGAGAAAATAGATTTTAAAGGTGCATGGGAGGATAGATTTACTTATAAATATGTAAAAAACCAATATGATACTGCTGTTAAATTAGGTAAAATAGATGGCTTTAATCAAGAAATGCGCTTAATGATTATGTCTGATGAAGACCGGTTAATTCAAGACTGTGATATCTCTTGGTATAAGCGTAAAAGTGTGTTGGATAATAGAGGGCTATTTAATTTTTATATAACAACTGACTTTGCGACAAGTGAGAAAGCAAGTTCAGATTTTAGTGTTATTAGTGTGTGGGCCTATAATTCTAATGGTGATTGGATGTGGGTTGATGGAATAGTAAAGCGTCAGCTTATGGATAAGAATATTGATGATTTATTTAGGTTAGCTCAGATATATAAACCTCAACAAGTTGGTATCGAAGTATCGGGCCAGCAAGCAGGTTTTATTGCTTGGGTACAGAATGAAATGATTACACGTAATAACTATTTTCCTTTGGCTAGTGATACTAATAGTAATAATCCGGGGATTAGACCTAATACGAATAAAATGCAAAGATTTAATGTTGTGGTTCCTTGGTTTAAATTAAATAGAATTATGTTTCCTGAAGAGAGAAAAACTAGTCCTGAAGTAGCAGAATTTTTAGATGAACTAAGATTAGCTTCTGCAGCAGGATTTAAAAGCAAGCATGATGACTGCATTGATACTATTTCTATGCTGGCTAGTCTTACTGCTTGGAAACCCTCAACAGACTCAGAACCAATTTATAATGCTTCAGATGATATGTGGGATATAGACGTTGAAACTCCTGAAGACCATCTTGCTAGTTACATTGTATAAACTATTGATTTATAATATACTCTCAAAATAATTACTTTTTTGGATTGAAACATGCTTCTTTCTGATTTATTTGAACAACTTACTAATGGTGAACTATCCCAACTTGAAATGGGTGGGGTTGATGGCATAGGTATTGAGCCTTGCGATTATAATAGAGTAATTCCTCATATTAATTTAGGTATGACGGAGCTATATAAACGTTTCCCTATTAGAAGACAAGAAGTAATAATCCAACAATACGACCAGATACAGAAATACAAGTTAGACAGTCGATATGCCCAAACTAATACAGATTCAGAAGAACCTATTAAATATGTAATGGATTCTAAATATGAACCTTTTACAGATAACGTTTTAAAAATAGAACGTATCTTTAACGAAGACGGCCAAGAGCTTTATAACTGTGAAAGAGATGAATACTGGTCAGTTAATTTGCCAGCATACAATGTAATTCAGGTTCCTTATCCTGAAAAAGAAAACAACTTATCAATTACATATCGGGCAGACCACGACAAGATTAAAATTCCCGGACTGAACCCAGCAACAACCCACATTGAAGTTCCACCCAGCTTACTTGAACCACTGCTCTTATTTATTGCTGCTAGAGTATATTCTAATTTAAGTTCATTGGAAGGTAATGAAGGTAATAACTATATGGCTAAATTTGAAGCGTCATGTAGAAAGATAACTGAGTTAAACTTAATTCCTAACGACAACACAAAGAATATAAAACTAGACGAGAATGGATGGGTATAAATTATGGCTGATATAGTATGTAGTAATGTTTCATATTCGGGGCTAGTAGAAAAATACATTGGCACAGCTTATGATAATGTAAAAATTGTAGCAGATAATATTGATGCAGTACTTAACGTTGGTGACATTGATGGTATTGAAGATTTAGCTAAGTATGCAAAAGAAATTAAAGAAGATGCAGACCGTGCAGAACTTGCTGCTTTATCTGCTTTAAATAGTGCTTCAGAGGCGGCAGCAAGTGCAGCACAAGCGGCTGATAGTGTAGTTGTAATTGGTGATTCTGAGCAAGTATGTTTGGATGCGGCTGTGGTTGCTGCGGCTGATGCTGTAAAGACTGCGGCTGATGTAATAACGACTGATGCTAACAGACAACAAACACAAATTGATGCTGCAGCAACGGCTGCTGATAGAACACAGACACAGTTAGACGTTATTACAACTGGGCAAGCTGTTGTTGCTGCGAATATTGCAAAAGATGATGCAGAATTAGCATTACGTACTTTTGTAGGACAGTATTTAGGCGCAAGTGCTACTACGCCTGTTGTTGATGGAAATGGCGACCCGCTTACCGAAGGCGACTTATACCAAGACACCTCCGTTGTTCCTAACCTGATGAAATTCTATAATGGTACTACTTGGTTAGTTGCTTATTCAACAACAGACGTTATTGCTCACAGTGCTTTATCTGGATTGGGTTCAGACGACCATTCACAATATTTATTAACAGACGGTTCAAGAGTATTAACCGGGCCTCAAACATTTGCTGATGGTGGTATTGGTGCTCCCTCTATAAACTTTGATACAGCACGTACAACCGGTTTTTATAAGGCAGCCGCTGTTACTATTGGTTTTGCTGCTAGTGGAGCTAAAGTAGGCCATTGGGATGTTTCTGGATTAACTGTATTAGGTGATATTACTGTATCGGGCATTGTTGATGGTGTTGATGTTTCAAATTTGAAAATTACTGTTGATAATAAAGAAAATGATTTAGGTAATCCTGCTACCGGAGGGGATTGTTTAGTATCTGCGACAAATGGTACAAGAGCTTGGGAAACCAGAGTTAAGCCTTCAGAAATGAATACTTTATTAGCCTTGAAAGAGAATTCTTTAGGCTTGCCAGATATTGATGGAAAAGTAATATCGAGTACTGCTGCTGGTGCAAGAAGCTGGGTTAAAAATTATAATAAATTTACTGAATTAGAAGATACCCCTATTGATTATGTAGGTCATGCAGGACAAGTATTAGCAGTATCTGGTTCAGAGGATACAATAGATTTCGCAACAATTTCAGCATCAAATCATGTTGGCCCAACACCTCAATCAAATCCTATTAATGGAGCATTGTGGTTGAAGTCAGATACAGGTCAATTATACACTTATTATACCTCCCCGATTGGTGGGAATTCTCAATGGATAAAAGATAATGAACACGTTTAAGGAGTTATATTAATATGGGTGTCCCAATAGAATTTCCGTTAAATCCTGTCATAGCACAGGAATTTACAGATGCTAATGGTATCATTTGGTACTGTGAACAAGATGAAGACAGTCTGGGTGTTGGTACTGGGCCGATATGGGCTAGAAAAGCCATAGAAAAGGTTTCTACTGATGGTTCTTTACCAATGGTAGGGCAACTGCTTTTAATCGACCAGAATGCTTCTACAGGCAATCCTCCAACTGACCCGAAACATGCTGTTAGTAAAGAGTATGCAGATAATAATCCTAATGGGATTAGTGCTATAAACCCATTAAGACAAACAATGATAGGTGAGCTGGAATTACCGGACGCTATCCTCTCAGCTATTGATGAGCAGATTAATGCGAATTCGGTAGTTGATGTATTTATTTATGATACAAGCACAGATGACGATGGTGGTTTCTGGAATAAATCAGGATTTACTGGTTTATCAATATTAGTATTAGAGGCTGGATTATTAAGCCTTTATGATGCTAATGGCGATATGTTAGCCCCGTTTAAGACTATTACCACAGCAGGTGCAACATCGGTAACTGCCAAGCATGGCATGATAGGTATTGGAACTGGAACTGGATTCAAAACTTATGATATCGAGCTGAATTATTTAGTTGAAGATTGGACAAGCAAGATAGTCAATACAGCAGTTAATGACGTAGCAGCAACTTATCAAAACGGTGTTATATGGGCAGTCGCTACAGACGGTGGTGTTTCAGTGATTCATCCTGATGGTAGTGTGGCTGATAGTGGTAGTGTAGATATACATGCTGGAGTTGAAATTATAGGGAGTGACTTATGGACGATGCGTGGGCAGAGTACACATATAGCGCGTATTACGTATAATATATTTGGTTTAGTTAATGGTTTTGGTGTCGATAGACAATACTCAAGATTATCAACTCCTGCTTTACTAGATTCTAACGTACCATTTAAATCAGCTAATACAGCTATTGGTGGACAATTAGGACTACAATTTATAAGGGATGATAAAACTGCTGAAGTTGATAGCATGGTAGCCTACCAAACAGCAGACTACACATCCGGTTTTCTTCACGGAGACATCAAAGGAGCATGGTTAGCAAGTACAGATGATACAGATTTAACCGTTGGTCAGACAGACCCAGACAGAAGTATTAATAATATTCCGCTTAATACAGTGGGTACAATTACTAAAACTGAAGTCGCGTCTGGTGCTGAGCTTGTTGGTTATAGTGGGTTTAGTGGGGCTAATTATTTAGAGCAACCTTACAACGAAGCAATAAATAATATCGGCACTGGCGACTTCCATGTTGCAATATGGTTTAAATCAGCTACTACATCTACTAGAAAATTCATAGTAAACCGCACTCAAAACCCTGCATCAGGTAACGAGTTAAGAATAAGACTAAGTATAACAGGTACAATTGAAATAGCGGTTGGAAGTACAGTTACGGTTTTTAGTTCACCTAGTGAGTACGATAATGACTCATGGCATCTATTAGTGTTGGCTAGAACAGGCTCTAACTTAGTTCTATATATAGACGGTTACGAAGTAAACTCAAATACAAATACAGGAAGTTTTGATAATGTTGGGGCTGTATTAAGGGTAGGCACTTATATCAATGGTGATGAGGCGTTTGATGCTGGGGACTTAAATTTACTTAGATTAGGAGCAGGAGCACCAACAGCCCAGGACATTGCTCGTATTTATAAAGAAGAGCTACCGTTGTTTCAGGAAAATGCTAAATGCACATTAGGCGGAGCAAGTTCTGATGTTAAAAGTTTAGATTTTGATAAATCAAATAACTTATTGACTGTGTGTACTGCGACTAGTGTTTCAAAGTTTAATGGTTTAATTAGGACAGAAACTGAGGATAAAGTTGTAACCTCTATAAGTACTGT